GGAGATCAAGGAGCGGCCCACAAGCTGTGGTCCGTGGGTTTCTCTCACCTTGCAGTACGGCAACGAAGGTGACTTTGATTCGATGGAGCGGTGCCTGATTCAGTCTGTGAATCTTGCGGGCACAGCGTTTCTTCCCTTCAAGGAGATGGGCACCTTCCACCTTCGCAAGGCGCAGGTGATGCTCAACCAGTGCCTTGCCCGCCTTGCAGAGGGCCACCCGATGCACTCGTACATCGCTGGCATGAGCAGCATGCTTGCAGAGTATGTGCAGCCGCAGGCGGTGTCTGGATTGGCCGCAGAGGGTAAGCCTCAGAAGCTCGATGTCGACTTGGAAGACTTGATGAAGCGAAGCCATGATGCGATGGTGGGTCATCAAGCCAAGTAGGAGCCGCTGTGAGCGTGACCGTTGAGCTAAAGGAGATGAACGCCGTAATCAAGAGATTGCGGTCCATCGGCAATGGCCGCATCGGTAGGCGTGCGAAGCAGCGCGCGATTCGAGCGGCAGGAAAGCAGTTGGAGCGTCACACGCTGGTCAATATCAGCAATACGCAGTATTCTCTGGCACAGCTTGAAGCGATGGATCACCCCTACGCTCGACGGCACGGCTCGATCGGGGTCCACCCTGAAAAGCCGTACACGATTCACCGCCAAAGCGGCACCCTTTCGAGAAGCCTTGTCAGCAAGATGAAGGAAGGAAAGGAACCGGTTTGGCGTATCGGGTTCAAGTACGCTTCCAAAAGGTATTTCAAGTACCTGATTACTGGTACAAAGGTCATGCTTCCAAGGAATGTCCTGTATGATACTTCGCAAGAAGAGGTGGTCAGGACGAGCATGATCAAAGCCGTCAAGGGCGTGCTCTCCAAAGAGCTTCCGAAGGAGTAGCAAATGGCTGCTGTAAACATGGCGAGCCTTGAGCAGTTGAAGTTGCTTCTTCGGAACACGCTTCTACAGGACGCCTCAATCACCGCCATCGTCGGCAACCGTATTCATGGTGCCCACATACAGACTCCAGACATAGGCTCCATCGAGTACCCGCTGGTCGTCCTGGATTTTTCTGCTGGGGCTGTGGACCAGCCGGGGGCGTACCAACTCGTCACCCTTGATGTCTGGTGCTACACGCGGTCAAGTAGTGGTGATGCTCTCTCGCTTTACGACCTGTGCTTTGACGCTCTGCACATGCAGACGCTGCGGCAGGAAGGCATCAAGGCTGCTGGGTATGCGAGAGAGTCAATCCGGCCACGAGAGGGCTGGAATGAGATGCTTCGCTCATACTACGCGCAGGGTGAGTTCGCTCTGCGTGCAGCATACAGGGGTTGATGATGAGAACACCGGACTGGAGCACAAGTAAGCGCGATAGGTCTGCACCAGATCTGAGCATTGTCTGCCCGAGTTGCAAGTCTCAGGTCGCCACGCTTGGGTCTTCAATGACGATCAGCAGGGACCGGAAAGATGCGGAAAGAAAAGAAGCAACCTGTAGCCCTTGTGGAGAGAAGATTGTCTTCTGGTGCAAGAGGAATGGGTAAGCCCTTGGACAGGGAGGACAGGGTTTCTAAGTTGGAGGCAACAATCTCCGACATTGAAGTTCATGTCCTAAGCCTGCAAAGAGCTTTGATGCCGGGTGGCCAATCAGGCGAAGATCAGAAAGTGCAGAGCCAGATGCGTGATGATGTCTGGTGCTGCGAGGCTTGTGGTGCCCGTTTGGGTATCTACAACAAGCAAAAGGATGAGCTTCGCGTAAGGTACAAGGACTTCTGTGTATACATCATGCCCGGAGTGGGCGGCAGGACAATGGTTCCATGCCGCCGCTGCGGAGAGCAGAATGTCTTACAGGACACCCGCTGAAAATGATGGTGTAGACTGCAAAGCACAAGTGTGATAGAAAAACCGAGTATTGACGCCAGAACAGGCGCATCGGAAGCCCAAAAACTTCTTCGATAAAGAGGCCATTGACGATGCCCTACAATATTCCTACCGTCACTACCAACGACATTTCCTTTGGCCCCGCCGTCCTCTACATGGGCGCATCCGGCTCGACCCCCACTGTTGATGTTGGTTCGATCACGGAAGATGGTGTCACCATCGAGATCACTTCTGAGAAGAAGTACATCACTCAGGGCAACCCGAAGATCAACATCTACTCCTTCTCGCAGGCGCAGTCTGTGATGTTGAAAGTCTCCGGCATCGAATGGGACTTCACCAATCTCGCGTACGCGATCGGGGCCGGTGTCACCACAGTCTCGGGTACGGAAGAGACTTTCGCAATGGGTGGCGATCCGCTGATCGAAACCGTTGCACTCCATGTTGAACACTACATGGCTGTCAGCGGCAACACCATGAATGTGTACATCTGGAAGGCGGGCAGTGACGCTGGCCTTAGCTCCGTCTTCGGTGCAGATGAACATTCCTTCGAGTTCAGCTTCACCGCCCTGCGCTCCACGACCGACTGGAACGGTGCCTCCCTTGGGCCGAAGCAGCAGCTTGTGAAGTTCGAGCGGGTGCTGTAGCACTTAGCTCTTTGTTCAAGAGCATCCCCAAGTTGCTACTCACTGAGTGGTGGCTTGGGGATTGCTGCGTTTCGAGGGCTGTGCTACAGTTCCAGCGACACCCAGGAGGTGCTTCGTGAGCGGATCGGAAGAAAAAGTTGGGAAGGGAGCACTGGACGCAGCAGATGCGTTTGGTGGAATCGAGAAGTTCCTTGAAAAGCTGTGCCCACCGGACAGCTTGGAGCTCAAGACATTCGACGGCAACAGCTTCAAGCTGCCCGGAGCGATTCCGGCACGCCGTCAGGTTGTGGTCTTCCGTCTTCTCAAGGAGCTGTTGGAAGAACCAGAAGTGGTTGCTGCTCTCAGCGGGGTCAACGCGTCCAGCTTGGAGGCTACCGGCGTGGTGGACCTGCTGGTGAGCCTCTGCACCAGTGAGGAACTGGTCAACAAGCTCGGGGTGATCTTTTCCTCTGCGTACCCGGAGGTCGCCAAAGAAACCGGTGACCCCTTGGACGCCTTCGCATTGAAGGATCTGGTTCAGAGCCTCATCCCTTTTTCGGAGAGATTTTTGAAGAAGGTGGGGGGCGGCCTCACCACGCTGGGGAGGGTGGCGGAAGAGGTCAACTGACGGAGCATGAGTTGAAGCTGGGCATCGGTGTTCTGATGTCCGCAGGGTGGACGCTGGACGAAATACTCGACTTGAGTGTCTCGCAAATCGCAGTGTCTCTCGACTGTGTGATGACATACAAGGCAGAGCAGCTTGACCTTATTCTCGAAGTCGTATCCTCAGCACTCGGTGGAAAGAAGAAAGGTAAGACGAAGGCATCCAAGCGGAACCGCAAACCTGAGATGGATGCTGGAAAAAAGGAAGCTGCGCTCTTGCGAAACATAGCTAACAGCGGTCTGGTAATCGAAGACTCGTAGCACGGGCCTCACCCCGCGAGATTAGCTATCATTGTCATAGACACGGGTAGCTGAATGGCTGGTTCCACAATCGCAAAACTGTTCGTAGAGCTTGGTTTCAAAGATCAAGGCATGCAGCGGGGTCTCAGGTCCGCAGAACGCAGCCTTGGCAGACTAAACTCCAGCATCTCCCGCATGAACAGTGCGCTCGGTGGTGCCGCCAGCAAGGCTTTCTATGCCTTCACTGGCTCTATCACCGCGTTCGCTGCGGCTTCTGCTGTAGCTGGTGCGAAGTTCGACCGTGAAATGACCTTTGTTGGCGCGGTGTCAAACGCAACAGAGGAAGACCTGAAGGCCCTGACAGACCAAGCGAGAGAGCTTGGTGCTTCGACCATGTTCACGGCGACAGAAGCTGCGACGGCAATGCAGAACTTTGCCCGTGCAGGCATGGATGCCACGACGATTCTTGAGTCGACTGGCCCTGCGCTGAAACTGGCTGGCGCTGCTGGCGAAGACATGAGCTTGTCCACGCAGACGCTTGCGGCGACAATGGCCCAGTTCAGCTCGCAGGCGTACGAAGCTGGCACCGTTGCAGATGTTTTCGCAACAGCGCTCACAGGCTCTCTCTTTGACCTGAGAAGCCTGACAGAAGCGATGAAGTACGGCGGTACTGTCGGCGCGAACTTCGGTATGTCTCTGGAAGAGACGACTGCTGCACTGGCTCAGTTTCGTAACCTCGGTCTTGAAGGCAGCTTGGCTGGTACGAACTTCCGTATGGCCATGGCCCATGCGGCGAAGGCTACCAAGAAAGCCAGAGATGTGCTGGCCAAGTACAATCTGACTGCGAAGGACATCAACCCGGAGCTACACAGCTTCGGGGAGATCATGGAGACCGTTGGCGCGGCGTCCATGTCTACTACGGACCTGCTCGAAGTCTTCGGCCGGCGGGCTGGTGCCAACATTGCCGGTATCGCCACTCAGTTTGCAGAAGGCTCTACCACTTTCTACGAGCTACTTGGCGATATTGAGGGTTCTGCTGGTGCTGTTGAGAGCCTGTATCAAAGGTCCACAGCAAATGTCTTGGACGAGTTCAAGATTCTCAAGTCCGCCTTTGAGGAGTTGCTTCTCACAGTCTTTGACCAGTACAAGGGGCCCGCACTACAGCTTCTCAAGGACATTACCTCTGGCATCAACTCTCTCACTGCCGGCGTACAGAACGACACCACAGTCATCAAGAACTCAGTCAACGAGCTTTTTGCGTATGTGAAGAGCCTGTTCTTGTTTGCGGAGGGTGGTGCCGCTGGCGCGGTTGCAGAGATTTTGACCTATGTGCTGGAGTTGTTGATCACATTTCAGCTCTTGGTCCCGCTGCTTGGAGATGTTTTCAGGGGCCTGACTGCGATGTTCTTGATCGGAAAGGCTGTCGCCTTTGCGCAAGCAGTCATGCAGCTTGTCAATACATTCAAGATCCTGCAAACCGCAATCATGGCCGTCCGCGGTGTCATGCTTGCGTTCATGGGGCCCGCAGGGTGGGCCATTGCCGCTGTCTTGGCCATTGGTGCCGCTGTCTACAAGCTCTCGGAGGCATGGGACGAGAACAAGCGTGCCATCGAAGCAAACAAGGCAGCTACAGAGTCGTTGCTGAAACGACAGCAGGACATGGAGAAGCTGAGGAAGAAAGCCATTGAGGCGAATGTCTCAGCAACATCTGCTTGGGCTGGAAACACGCTGCTCAGACTGGAGGCCGAGGGCAAGGTCGATAGGGTCTACAAGCGAGAGCTTGAAAGCCTTGCGGCGATGAGCGCAGAAGAGATTGATCGCGGAATCGCTGCTGGCCAGATTGTCGAGACACTTGAGGACGGGGAGACCGTCTACAAGTCTATGAACCTCCTTGTGCAGGACCTTGGGAGAGGGTTCATTGACGAGGCAAAATCACAAGCAGACATCAACTCTACGATTGAACGCAGGAGGGCAGAACAAAAGATCCAGCTTGAAGCACAGCAATACTACAACGGTGCCTTGGAGAAGACACGAAAGACTTTCAGCCTCACCAGCAACGCACAGATTGATTCGCTTAGTGCCACTGAGAAGGAGCAGTTGCAGGTCTTGAAGACCAGCATGAAGATTGGGGGTAGCTGGCGGGACTGGGTCACTGGTGCGGTACAAGCCAAGGAAGAGGCCGCTCGGCTTGGCAAGATCATTGAAGCCTTGGAGCTGACCCAAGAGCGTGCAGCGATCAACACGCAGCGTTTTCTGCAAGCCTTGGAGGCCTCTGACGAAGCAGCTTTGCGTCTCGGGGAGACGGAGACGGAGACGGCAGAAGAGAGGGAGAAGAGGCTCGAAGCGTACCAAAAAGCCCTCGAAGCCGCGTACAAGAAGCGGATCGAGTTGGAAGAAGAGGTACAACAGAGGCACGCAGAGGCTTTCCTTTCTCGCACAGCGCTCGCAAAGCGTGAGCTTGCCAAGCAGATTCAAGAGATCAAGGACACCTACGGGGAAGAAATCGCTCTATACAAGGGCAATACCCGCAAGATTCAGGAGCTTGAAAGGAAGCAGCAGGAGACTATTGCGACCCTTCGCCGTGCAGCGACGAGGGAGCAGTACAACGAGCTTCTGAGTATGGTTGAGCAGGCCACACAGGAGCGCATTGACTCTGTCCAGCGGACCGAGAAAGAGGCACTACAGCAGGCTTTTGCGGAGGAGGTGAAGGCAGCAGAGGAACAGGCGGCATTTGCTCTTGCCCTTGCAGAAGGGGATGCAGAACAACAGAAGCTGATTGCGTACCAGACGGCTGCACAGATTGCTGAGATCAAGAAGCAGCAAGCTCTCAACATGGCAGAGTTTGAGAAGCAGCAGTCTCATCAGGTTGCCCTTGCAGTAAACGAGATCCGCACAGGAACGCTCGGTGCCTTGCACACTGAGATTCAGCAGATGGAGCAGGACTTGGCGGCTGCTCTTTTGCAGGCTGAGAGCGCATCTGAGGAAGACAGGGCCAGCATCCGTGAGGCGTTTGCTGAGAGACGGGCGCAGATTGTTCAGGATACCGAAGACAACATCCTTGTGTTTCTTGGCCGCAAGAACGCAGATGTATTGAAGCTGGAGCAGGAA